ATAACAATACTAGATACCGAAGTGCTATCATCCCTCGATAAGAAATCTAATGAAACTATAGATAAGATTTATATCTTTGACATTATGATGTTGGAAAATGTAGATATGACTAAAGTTGCGTTTTCGGAACGAGAAGGGAAATTTGAAGAAGTAGCAGCGTGGTTCAATCCCCTTACAGAAAAAAAGATACAAATTAGACTATCGGAAAATTATCCAGAAGAGATTAAAAAAATATACGATAGACGTACTAGAGTATATCCTGTAGACGGATTGATATTTACGCCTGCTGATGGAGAGTACTTCGACATGTCTGTCTACAAATGGAAACCCCCCGAACAATCTACCATAGATTTCTTGATCGTCAAACCTTCGGCTAATATATTGGGTAAAAAACCGTACATTGTCGAAGCAGGTGAAGAAATATATTTCTTACTATGTGGGATTAGATATCAAATATTTAATACCCTCAGATTAACTTATTTTCCCGGATACGAAAAAACATTCGAAGATCTCAAAATAAGTTTGAGAGAAAACTATTTTCCTATACAGTTCTCACCCAGCGAAAATCCCTTAGCTTATATTTGGAAAACTAACAAGCTTAAAGATCCGGAGAATTATCATGGACATGTTGGGGAATTCAAATATGATGTTGAAAAATCCAACTGGATATTAACGAAAATGCGCCCGGATAAAGATGTCAATGTTAGAGAAGGTACCGCATACGGCAATGATTTTAAAGTCGCCGAAGAGATGTATCAACAATTTTTCACTCCTTTTACCTTGGAAATGTTAACAGAAAAACAAAGTGAGAAAGCTCCTTCTGAAGGATACTTTGCTCAAGAAAAATTAGACATGTACAAACCAACAACGAAATTTAATAATTTCGTAAAAGCTCAGTTAATAAGACAATTAGAAAACAGTTTGTTTGCTATAGACCTAGCATGTGGGAAAGGGCAGGATCTATTTACATATATTGGATTTGGTATCAAGAATTTGTTGTTCGTAGATAGAGATTCTGAGGCTATAGCAGAACTCAATAGGAGGAAATATGAAGGAATGGACAAGAATGAATTGTATATTTATGGACGCAGACCGAAATCACCTCCAAATATATACACGAAGACCTTGGATTTGGATAATTCTTCCAAAGATATAGTACAAAAACTTAGAGATATTCCTCTACCCAAAAATGGTGTAGACGGGATAGTAATGAACTTAGCCATACACTACATAATAGATGATCAAGAATCACTAAACAATCTCATGGTATTGGTAGATTCGCTGTTAAAACCGGGAGGAGTATTTATCTTTACATGCTTTCATGGAGAAAGAGTGTTCCGGCTGCTAGAGGAGCTAGATTTTGAAGAAACATATGATATAATCGAAGAAGATGTATTAAAATATAGCATCAAAAAGTTGTATAAAAGCGATAAGTTTAGCGACTATGGTCAAAAAATCGGCGTAATACATCCCTTCAGTCAAGGAAAATATTACGAAGAAAATCTAGTGAATATCGATAATCTTATATCAAAATTCGAAAACAAAAAGTATGAAGTACGACAAAATGCTTCATTTGCTAATTGGATTAATAAGTTCGAAGCCTTCAATCCGAAGATTTCAGGAGAATTGAAAGAAGCTGATTATAAATATATTGGATTATATCAATATATCAGCTTGTGGAAGCCTTCTATATAAAATAAGAAAATTGATATTACTTTTTTAAATAAACAGTATAAGTTATACAAAATGGGATTGAATTGGAGTGCTCCTAAACTTGTAAAAGAGAAAACTTTATATATCGTTAGTGCTCCGTTTCCTATTGAAAAAACTAGGTCGGAAGAACTATGGGAAATTTGGAAAAATCATAAAGAGGTTGCTAAATCTGATGGATTTTCCCCAAATAAATACCAAGGTGTGTGGAGTATATCATACTTTCACAATGTGAATTCTAATACTTTTGAATTAACAGATGAAGGAGAAACTTTGTGGACTAGAGAATTTAAGAATAAATGTGCTAAGTGGCAGAAGATCATAGAAAAAATTAGAGAAGCCAAAGCATCTATCACAGAAGATCTCTTATCGGATGATATCTCGATGGAAAATTTTGAAGACTGAAGAAAATAAATGTCAGTATTATTTTTTCTATTTTTGTAGATATAGTATGAATTACTTGCTCTTTATTCTATTGCTTATAGTAATAATTGTCATCGCTTCTATTTTATATTTCCAGTATTCGGATCATAAATATGAAGGTCGTGGCGAATTTATGCGACTAGATGATGAAATAATTGGTCTCCTCAAGCCATATTTGGAGAGTCTGCAGAAACTATCAGGGGTGAAGAATTTAATGACATATTTAGGTAATTATTACACGAAACCTGTTAAAAAAATGGACTTCACTGTGAATGGATTGAAAGGATTAGTATCCGAGATAATTTACGAACGTGATATCAGAGATATGTATGAATTTATCGAAAAATCTAACATATCTTATTCTTGTCTGTTGCCAGACGCTAAAAAATCAATTGTACTAGATGCTTATAAATATTTTAAACCCGGTCCCGCTGATGTGAATACAGTAGAGAAATGCCTATCCGATTTTGTTCGTGAAGAAGGTATTTCAAGTTTGTATGTAGACTTCTCTAAAGAAGTGAAAAAATTCTTAGAATTCAATAGATTATATAAGTTCAAAGATGTAGTTGCTGATTGGACTCTTTCCAAAATCAAAAAAGAAATAAAGTCTCATCCTGAAAAGGTATTTGAAGTAGATTTATTAGCTATGCTTCCCAAATTGAAGTTATTGTCGAAAAGTTTCAAGCCAAGGGATGAAAACAAAGAATCATTGGACAAGATAAAAGAATACTTAACAGAACTTAAGATTTATGGAAACTTTTCTGGCATCCAAACTTTACGAGACCTCGAAAGGAGATTATATTCGCTGATATTATCTCAAATTGACAAAAATATAATACTGAGAAACATAGATAATAGAGAACTGGAAATTAGGCGAAGAGAAGAAGATGCTCGAGAACGTGAACGCGAACGCGAAAGAGAAGCAAAAAGAAGAGAAGAAGAAGTAAAAAAAGAACGCGAAAAAGAACGCGAGAAGGAGCATGAAAAAGATCGCGAAGACCGAGAAAAAGAACGAGAAGAAATTATAAAAGAAAGGCAAGAAAAGATAAATGATATGGAAGAAGCGGAAATGCAAGAAGCATTCTACAGAAAAATACAAGAGGATCCTGAATTGGAAAACGTAGCAAAAGCCATGGGCATGACTCTCAATGATTTATATGAACAATATAAAGCAGAAAAAGATATGTCTCTATTAGGATCGGGTGAAACAAATAACATAATAATTGATGATAATATAATCCAAAAAATCAAACAAAAATTAATGAAAGTATAATCTTTCATATTGACTCTTATGGTCGCGATTTCGCTTATAATTCACTGAGTAGATTGGCGAAATTTTTTCTTACTTCAGCAGCCATTTCTTCATCTGCTTTAAATGTGTTAAACAAATCCCCAGCTTCGGGATTTTTACCTATCATAATTGGCGGAGATATTCCAGATAAATCATCTGAGAAAGCATTAATAGCGCTCTCCTCTATAACACTTATAGGACTAGCATCACTTATTCTCAATAAGATAGAAGAATTTCTTTTAGCCGATCCATATCTATCTATAGAGGTTACGTTTCCACTATGCGTCATCATATCAGCGTATATAGCATAATGTACATACGAAGAACCGTCTACTTGATGACGCAATTCGTTTATAATTTTTTCTCTAGTAGCTGTTATTCCCCAAACTTCGTAAGTTTCTACGATACTGTCAGATTGAGCCGTGTCAGGATCGATATAGGGGTTTTCCAATATCTTGCGAAGATTAGTTCCATCTGTAAATATATAATATGAATTTTCACTTACAATTGATCCATCTTCACTCAGCCTGTTAACCTTTCCCTCTTTAACGTACGCGGCGTTTATGCCATCGATACCTCTTACTCCCAATTCTAACATTTCCTCAACTATTTCAGATGCTTGTAAGACGGTCATAGGCCATTTTTTAACAAATGAGTTTCTTAGATATATCCTCATTACAATTGTCTCAGCATTGTCTGTAGAATATACTATATGCGTAGAAGGATAACTTTGTCGGATTTTGTGATAGATAGTGTCTATCTTCATCTGTTTTTCTATCAATTTGGATTTATCCAGTACTAAACGGAAACACCAATTGGTCAAATCAGATGGTGGTTTAACATGAGAATGATATTTTTCGAATTCTTTAATGAACTCTTTTTCTTTGGCGTATAGCGGATGTACCGGTTCGCCGTATTTCTCGAAGAATATTTGCCAATTGTCTACAAATTGTCGCAACGGCAACATTTCAATATGGTTGGCAATTTCCTGTACTTTAATTTTATTAGTCTTGTATTCCGGTATAACCTGTAGAGTCATACTTGGCGCTTTCATTTTCTTAGTTGGACGAGCACTCAAGATTTCTTTGATACGAAACATACCCTTCTTCTTAGTAGATCCTGCTCCAGAATAGTGATGACTGTCCAACACCATCTGAGTCATAGGCTCACTAATACTTTGGGATGCAATAATTCCTACGGCTTTTCCATAACTAATTAATGATTTCGAATAGAACATCTTTATTTGTTCTATAATAATCGATAATGCTTCGTTATTAACGTGTCTCCTGACTAGAGTTGATAAGTTCAAATAACTCCTAATTAGGATTTTCAAAAGACAACAAGCATCTTTGAGATATTTAGGCATAGAAGTGCCTCGACGTTTTTGAATATTATTGAGTAAACAATACTGTATGTCATTGCACAACTCGCGAACATTGTTTATAGCTGAGACCGGGTCTAAAGATGATTTCTCTTTTTTCCCCGATTTAGATTTCAATTCTAGGTTATATAGCGTATCTTCTATTATGCGGTGTGGATTTACAGGCATTGGTATAGAATCCGTATATGGTCGAGAATTGACTATTTCCATTCGCAAGAATAAATTAGTATAGAATTCTCTGTCCTTCACCAATTGTTCATATTCTTCTTCCAATATCTTTGGGTCAGGAATCTTAGCATCGAATAGTTCTTTCTTTGCTTTATATTCAGCTTCGAATAACTCCCAGGTCAGTTCTTTTCTCATAGTTGGTAGTTTAACCTTTTCTATAAATCTGGGATCTGATCCATTAGCTCCATAAAGCAATTGAATGACTTGTGAACCGCTTACAGCTTTTCTTTGATTGTCTACCAATGTAGCTTCTAAATTCTTTATAGCCATTCTGTTATGCGTACCTGTGATGGACGTACTCAACGCTTTGTTAATAAGCGCGTACCTAGATTCACCAGCATGGAACCAAAATTCGGTAGGATTGATACCTAATATATATGAATTAGCTATATATCCTCGGGCTCTTGGGTCAGGATCATATTTAGTGAAATAAGGCAGTGATCGACTTCCGAAATTTTCTTTCATTCTTTCTCCATTGATTTCAAGTTGACCAATAGCGCATACAGTGTTCATAAAATTGAACAGTTTTCCTCTAGCACCATATACGATTGCTTTGAACATGTTGTTATTTTCTGCGTCTATAGATCCTAAAATATGTTCCCAGAAAGCATCACCCGGTTTAAGAGCATTAATTTGCTGCTCTTCATAATACTCCTCTAATGTTTTACCAATAGGAGAGATGATCTTACCTTGGTTCAGATTTTCCGTTATTTGGTAACTCTCTGCTATCAAACTAGATTCTATTTTGTGTATTTCTTCTAGCGCATTATCACGTAGCAGCAAATCTCGCAACGTCATCGTAAATCCCTTATTGAATAAATATGAGATTGCTATTTGCTGCATACAGAAGCTCGCATCCAATGCTGCTTCCGGACTATATTGATTGTGGATAATATGGAAAATACTTCCATTAGATCCTTCACCTATAGTCGCTTTGTCCAGAATTCCTGATTTCATAATACCCCTGTCTATTTCTACCTTGATATCAGACGGATCGTATTTACGATAAGGCGCATGATCTTGATTATAATAACTAGGAGTAGCAGTCAAATTAATATGATTACCAGAGCCACGTAAATATATACTGACTATATCTCTTCCAGTAAATTCGTGGTCTGGCGGATAATTAGAGAAATCATGATAGACATTAACTTGATTAAACATCTGCATCGCGTGATATTTATCCATTACTGTCCTAGAAGAAGTTAATTCAGCAAGACCTACTATAGAATCTTGTGCTTCTCCTATTTTCGGTTTACCGTCTTTATAAGAGATAAAGAATTGCGAAGGGCTAGATAAGTTCTTAATTTCGTTTCTAGTTCTAGAACTTCTAGAGAATATGATATTCATTGCCATTTTCGTGAATATATTCACGAAACACCCACTAACTTTCGTAAGTGGCTGGACTATACCTTAAGCATTTTTTACAATCTGTGAATAAATAGTAAATAATACCCACTTCCGTCTAGTCTCTGAACGTTCTTCCTTTCCTCTCATTCATTTGATAAGAAAATTAGGAAGCTTCGCTGCGGATTGTCCAATCTTTGAAGTTTTTACTATACCCAGGGTTATTAGCTCGAGTGCCTCTTATAATCTCTTACAAAAGGTAGTATTCAAAGCTCTAAGGAGTTTCCCGCAATTTGAAAGTGTCGCCACCAACTATTATTTGCATAATAATTGATAACTAGTAGGTTATATCTTTATGTATATAAAGGTTCATATTTACACATTTTACCATATCAAGTATATGAACAACTTGATACGACGCCTACTGTTGGGAACACAATGTTTATCCCCGTCGAAGTCTGCGTTAAAGAGTGAACAAGATAATACATTCAGTCTGATTGTATCTCCTCCCGACTCCATGATAACGCATTCCATACTAGATATGGATGATGGTTCCAATGAAGGCTGTCTGTTGAATCCTACAATATCACCATCGATAGTATCTCGGTATATAGTATCTCCTATTTCCAATTTGAAATCGTCTTTGATTCTACCTACCCAATGAGTAGATCCCGTACTTTTTTTCTTGATTCTGGTACATCCAGGATATCTTTTAGTTCCATTCATAAAATATACCATCATTTCTTTGTAGTTATATTCTCTGACTATTATGGGATGTTGAATATTTTTAGCAATACTAATGGGTACACCCACTTCCGTGATTTTTCTGTACGGATCTCCTGTAATAAAACTTCGACCCATGTGATTAACACGTCTACCCATCAAATGTCTCCTTATACGACCAAACTTCCTTGGCCATCTTTTCGATATTGACGTTAATGGTTTTTTTGATGCACTAACTATATTTCTTTTAGTATTTGTATTAGACCCACGTATTAAATCAAACACTGCTAAGCACAAATTATGTATGTGTACTGGGGCGTCTGTATCACCTTCTGGCACTACTTTAGGTACTTGCTCGTTGATTTTCATAATAGTCTGTATGAAAATGGTTAAATCGTTGGAATTTGATCTACCTGCATTGATCTTTTTAACGTCAGGTCTCATGGTATTAGGAGGAACTCTTAATACGCTAATCATAAGTTTTTTAGGATGACATATTAATGGTTTTCCCAACTTTTCAACTGTTGACGGTTCTATAGCATCAAATACTTCTTTGATTCTATAGGGAAATAGAGGCGTTCTATTAACTAGTTTAAATTTATTTCCTCCTCCCTGTTCTGAGATTTTTTTAGATTCATAATATTCCATGTAAATGCTCACTGGATCTGTCTTTTCCTTCACTATGTGTGGATGTATAGCATCGCAGTGCACACATTTAATATTTTTAGCAGCTGTTCTTGTCATTTTGACATATTCTCCTAATATTTTATCTCTTGGTACCTTAAAATCCGCCTCTTTAACAACTAATTCTTTGCATTCGAAGCAAATAACTTTAAGCCATTTGATAATATCTTTCATAAACATAGGAGATGGTACTGGTGTATTTAAATCATAACTGCCGGGATGTCCAGGACATAATTTCTTATTATGTTGACATGTTTTACAATCCCATTCGTGATAAGTAGTACCCATGTGGGCATCATACGGCCCTCCCGGATAGGGGAAATTGTTTCTAAATAAATCTTGTTGATGTATAGAAACATTTGAATCTATCCTATTGTCCTCTGATCCTAATACATATAGTTGTATAGAACTGATTTCAGAGTAAGGGATTACAGTTGTCATTGAATAATCCGAGTATAATATATTTATAACAAATTTTTAATTAAAATTGTAGATACACGAATCACAATATTTCAATTTCCATATTTTTTATCTGAAAATTGAAAAAAAGAAACTCGGGTCTATTTTAGGTGCACCTTTTCTTTGGTCTTTTTTCACGTCCGCGTTTTCCGGCGATTTTTTGTATCTTTTTAGGTTCTGCATAATTATGTATTTGTTTTATGGGCTCGGTAGCTACATTAACGGGAAGAACAGTTCCATTAACTTCATATGATATCAGTCTTATCCAATATTTAAATTCGGCCACAAACATAGGAGATAACACCGGTTCGCTAGTTGCAAAATTCATAATTAAATATTCCTTACAATTGTACATAAGGATATTTTCAGTTTTTCACGAATGGAGACGGTGTTATTCAACATAGATGAGTCTAATATGGTTTTATTCAATAATTTGAACATAAAACAAAGTTCTCATGAAAGGGAATTATATGATAAAATAGGAAAATCGGAAATGTATATAACTATTGAAGATAATAAATATAATGTTTTTAAAGAAAAAGTGAAAATAATGACTGCTGATTACACCCCGATAGCAGTTTATGATCAATTTAAAATTGGTGATCAAGAGGAATATTGTTGGACATGGTGCAAGCCAATGCCGGAGGAAATTAAAAATGTTTTGAAGTCCCTTCCAGAAAATCTGGCTTTTCTTGATTCAGATAAAATATTTACATTCACTGATCCCATGATCATATCATTTTTACACGCTTTTATTTGTGATACAGTTCCCTACGATTATTTATATAAACAAAGCATTGAAGGTAGTTTCCGTCTTTTTGGATTAAAAAATATAGAATGGATGTTAGAAGTAGTAGAACCTAGTAATTGTGAGAATTAGCGACGAAACGTTCCAATCTAGTTAATCTATTTAATATATTTGTCTGCGTTTCGACGTTCTGTATTTTTTCTTTTGTGGATTTGGGTAATTCATTTGTTGTATCCGGTAAATACTCTATCAATAAGATTAGTACTATTGTTATGATAATAGCGTATAACAACCCCATAAACACCTCATCTTTTGGGGCCGGAAAACCTTTATTTATTGCTTCTCTAATAGCACCGTTCCAACTTAGGGCAGTGGTTAGTGCCACCGCTCCAATTATATAATGCGAAGTTTTGATACTGAAAGTGTCTATTTTATTCATAGATATATTATGGAAATTACAAAGAATTATTGCAGATTTATTTTTGCACACTTGGCACCCAATATACTGTCCTATTCTGTATGCGGACGGTTTTTACTTCTTCACCATTGGGATCTAGTTCTTTTTCATACACAATTGGCTCATAATGGCCGTGAAGAGGTATATCTTCTCCATCATATTTTGATATACCTCCTTTGAAATATGCAGATTTAACAACATATTTGATGGCTTTGTGTAACATTCGTAGTTCTTCCGCGTCAAGTGTAGATATCATTCTAGTGGGTGATATTTTCGCTACATATAGTATTTCAGATCGTAAATAGTTACCTATACCGCTAATAATACTTTGATCAGATAATATGTCTGCTATTAATCGCTTGCTGTTGGAATATGGTTTGAACGCCTTGATAAATACAGGATATTTGAAGTTTTCACCCAAAACATCCGGCCCTATTGATAATATTTTTTCACGCATTTCTTTCACTGATAGTATTTCGAAAGCGCTAAATCTTCTATAATCATCTAAGAATATAGAGTCTATTTTTCCGTTTTTTTCGTACCGAATTTCTATTAGGGAATGTTTTGACTTAGTTTTTTTCCAACATCCCGTCATACCTAAATGAGTGCTTATAAATTTCACACCATTCTTATCTTTTGATATCAATCGAATTTGTATATAAATTTGTTTTCCCTTGTTCTTCACTTTCTCTATTTTGATATTTCCATTCTTCAAGTCGGATATAGTTTTATTAAGAGAAGATACTCTCTGTCGCAAAACAGAATGTTTTTCTGAATGAATGTACGGACCTCCTAACAATTTAACTTTTACTAAATTAGTTCCACTTAGCAGAGCATTTAGAGCTAAAACATGTCTCTTTACTTCAGGTCCTTCCGGCATGTTCTATTTTTCTGTAAATATATTTACAGAGAGAAGAATATTTACAGAGATAATACAGAGATAATACAGAGATAATACAAAAATAAGAATACTTTTATTTATAACAAAAAATAAAATCTACAGTTATTCGTATATTAATTCTATTACGTGTACGCCATCGCTACCACCATCAAGACTCATGGATTTCAAATAATATGGAAATCTGTAGCAATTTATCGGGAAATAGTCGACGAACTTTTTACCATAATTGATAGCATCAGCTGTAAATATACTATACAAATCTACATCATCGGAGATGTCCGAAACAGAGTCAATATCAGAACAGGTCAAGACTATACAATTTGTTAATATAACCCCCGACTTTGTGAGAAAGTCGTAAAAACTTTCATGGTAAATGTTTTTGCCACAGACAACCAGCGTCAATCCTAACTTGTCGCTTATATCTTTAGGAGATTTTTGGCATTTTTCCAGGATATCGTTTATCCTATCTTGGTGCTTTTCGAACCTTAGTATCGCAAAATGTGATATTAGGTAAATTCCACCAGCGTCCATTTTTATTGGTATATGATGGAAAAAAAATTCACTTTTTACGAAATTAGCCACTTTCTGTATCATATGTCATCGTGATTATTTTAATATCGTCTGCCTCGTATAATGTGATCTTTTCAGGAAATAAACTGAAACAACCGCAATGTCTTAGATTCGCTACATTACCGGCGTATTCTAATGCATAACCGATACTTATAGCACTAGAACATCCTATGACAACAGAACGAGATAAATCAATCTCCATATTCAACAAGCATCGATATATCTTATCCTTATAAATTTCTTCATTTCCTATAGAAATGAGATCCACAGGAGGTTCTCCATCATTTTCATGATTTATGTAATCGCGTAAATTTTCAGAAGTGCATAACCGTCCTATCTTGTCTTTACACAATCTATCTACATAACCGCACTCTATCAAGTAGATTTCAGCCTCTATAACTTTAGATTCCATGCTTCTTTGCAAATATTATCTACGGAGTTTCGTGAATATTGTTTCCGTAGTTTCCGTAGATGTATCTACGGATGAATTCATTTTTTGAAAGATATGTGAATGACTTTAATACTTTTCCTACTATAAAAAGACATAACATCAGGTTCTACTTTTTTAGCTTTTTTATTATGTATTTTGGCTATCCAATCAGCACATTTTAATATTGTTCTGATGTTATATACATCGTATCTACAATGTATATGCCTTTCTTCTGGAGCAATGCATTCTGCTGATAGAACTATGGCATTTTCTACAGCATCTATTATTATAGTGGAGTACTCGTCATAAGCAGTAGTAATAAAATTAATAGCACCCTGGTCATATACTTTTATATTTCCTATAGATACTAATTCTACTTTTGTGTTATTGCGAGAATTGAATATATTGATGTAATCCCTCAAACTTCCATGTTTTTTTCCTTCCATATTTTCTTCAGTGTAATCTTCTACATTGTCTACTTCCAATATAAATAAAGAAGCGTTTGGATCCACAGTAGAAACTCGCGATCTTATTCCGCGCATTATATTAACGTTATATATTTTTTCGTATTATTTTTGTATCATATATAATACAAAGAGAAATGAAGACCTTAGTTTGTGCTATAATAATTATATTACTGATTATTGTACTTATGTGGAAGAAAGCGGAAACTTTCTCCCCATATGAATCAACGCTAGTACATGATATGTATAGATCAGATCCTTCTGGAGACGTGCCATCTGCTAATCCGGCTGGGAGGAATAATGAAAGTATACTGTTTAATCAATTATTGGGATGGACTGCAAGAGTATAATAAAATTGAAATTTTTCATATAAATAATACTTATTTGGGAGATAAAAATGAGACCTTTCAAAGAAAAAGAAGCTAAGTTTTTGAAATTTTCTGAACATGCCAGAGGTCGTTCTATGTGGAAAGGTTCCAGGACTGTATCAGAAAATAGTTATTGGGTCTTAAAAGACAAGAAATTTATTCGCCAGAATATCTCTATTAGCGAAGCTCTATTAAAATGTTTCGATGAGATATTAGTTAACGCTATAGATCAATATATAGAAATAGCCGGATATCCTGAAGAAGTAGGAGGTGATGTGGACTTTATTAAAGTTTGGTTTGATAAAAAAACCGGAGCTATCACTATTACGAATAGCGGAAAAGGTATGCCGGTATATGTTGATGATAAAATTGGAAAGTATGTTGTAGAAGGATTCATCACAGTAGAATATGGAGGCACTAATTTGGAGGATAAAGTTAATCCAGAAAGAGTTACGGGAGGTATGAATGGCTTAGGTATGAAACTAGTAAACGTTGATAGCAACTACTTTGAAGTAGAAACGGTCGACTTTATTAGAAAAAAATACTACAAACAGATTTGTAGAGACCGTATGGAAGTGATTGAAGAACCTCGAATAGTAAATCTTGAAAAATCGGAAGGGTTGAGCACTGCTCAAAAAAAACCGCATACTACTATCAAATTTATACCAAGTTACGCTGATTTATGTCAATCCGACACAAATAAACCAGATCCCGATTGGTTTGATGAAGATAATGCAGAAAATTTCCGCAAGATCATAGAATACAGAATGTACCAAACTGCCGCTTTCGTAGCGTCCATAAATTATAGATACGAAAACGGATACAGGATAGAATATAATAATAAAGCCGCTATTTATTTTAATGGCGAGAAAATTAGTATAGAAAATCTAGGCGATTTTATCAAAATGTTTGGAGTCAATAGTTTTGTATATTCTTCTATGGAACATAGTAAAAAAGAATATAATGAACTCGCTGAAGAAGGTAAGGATGATGAATGTATCAAATTTCCTTGGTATTTTGCTATAGGCGTAAATCCTTATCATAAATTCGAAAGGATTACCATAGTCAATGGAGTTTCTTTGGAGAAAGGCGGTAGTCATAGTGAAATGTTAATGAAACATATACTCGACTCTTTATCTACGAGAATTCAGAAATTAACTAAGAATATGTCAATAAAAATATCTGATGCAATTATTAGGAATCTTCTATTTTTGATAGATTGCAAGCAGATACCAATTCCCCAATTCACTGGACAAACGAAAGAAAGTGTAAAAATAGGCGTAAAAACTCTCAACGAAATGAAAAAAACATTTGTCGTACCACAAAAAGTAATAGAAAAAATATGGAAAACTATAAAAGATGTTTTGGAGGTATCCTTAAATAATAGGGAGTTAGCGGAAGACAAAAAGAAGAGGAAGAAATCAGTACCCATAAGAAAATATGTGAAAGCTGAAAAAATGGGGCCTAATAGTGTGTGCTTTATCCCGGAAGGAGACAGTGCCGCTAAAATCATCAGAGATATTATTCATTCGAAGACATCTCCTGTAGATTATAAAAAATGTGGTATGTACAATATTCAAGGTGTACCTATGAATGCTAGGAAAAAAATTAAAAAAATTATCCTAGATGACGGCAAAACACATACTATCAAACATAAAGATCTGATGAATAACATCGGTTTGCAAGGATTAGTTAGTGTATTTGGATTAGATTACAACGAGGATTATTACTTTGGTCCGCCTGAAGAAGATCCCAGCATCGATGATTTGGATGAAGAAGGTGTGGAGAAATTATATAAAAAACGAGAAAGAGGTGATATGACGTTCAAGAAACTACCTTATGGAGGTGGTATGATTATCGCCACAGATCAAGATTTAGATGGTATAGGACATATTTGTAGTTTGTTATTAGTGTTTATTATGTGTTTCTGGCCTGATTTGATAAAAAGGGGTTACATCAAAAGATTAGCTACTCCAATTATACGCGCTTATCATGGTAAAGAAGTTACCAATTTCTACTCGCAGAAAGAATTCGTTGATTGGGCTACTGAAAATTTCGGTGGAGAATCAAATGTTCCTTCTGGATATTCGATAGATTACTACAAAGGGTTATCGACTCATTCTGAGGAGGAAGTGTTATATGATATCGGGCCTAATTTGTTAAAGAATACGTATACTTTTACATGGGATGATGCTTGTTTGAAAGCGATGGAATTAACATATGGTCCAAGGACGGAAGGTCGTAAAATCACCCTCTCCACTCCTGTGGATAGAGATTACGATCCAAAGATGATGGAGAAGCAAAAAATTCCATGTTCGTTACATTTCCTAAAGGAAGCTAAATCATTCCAGTTGGAATTCATGCGAAGAAAATTAAAGTGTTCGATCGACGGATTATTACCAGGGCAGAGAAAAGCTATAGCAGGCGCTAGAAGGATAGATAGTAAAACCAAAAAGATCAAAGTGTATCAATTAACTGGATATGTATCCAAAAATATGGGATATCAACATGGTGATGCTGCTATGAATGAGACGATCATCAAGATGGCGCAAAATTTTACTGGATCGAATAATATACCGCCATTTGTATCTATTTCTAATGGATTTGGAGACAGAGTCAATGGTAGAGGAGAAACAGGAAGTCCTAGGTATGTTAATACTAAATATAATAAAAAAGTCATGGATCTTATGTTTCCGAGACAGGATGATTTTCTATTAGATTACCAATATGAAGATGGTATACAATGCGAGCCTACGTATTATGTTCCTATACTTCCCTATGCTATTTTGGAAACGAGTACAACTGCCAGTGTTGGATGGAAAATAAGTTGTTGGGCAAGAGATCTAAAATTTACAGTGATGAATTTGAAGAGAATGATTGACGGCCAAGAACCCCAATCTTTCGAAAAGAAAGTATGGTTACCATCTAATATGACGGTAGAATTGGGAAGTTACCCAAACAGCGAAATAAAATCGGAAATATGTTTCGGAAGTTATAATTATGACAAGAATAAGAACGAAATAGTAATAACACAGTTACCACTTAAGATATGGTCATATAATTTAGAATGCAAGATTTTGGGAAAAAACCCACGAACTGGAAAGAACGAAGATAAAGATGGAAAGAAGTACAATAGTAAATCATTAGCTACTAGTTTCATCGATCACACCGCTAATGATACAAATCATATTACTATTAAATTGCAAGAAAACGCCATAGATGAAATAAACAAAAAATATGGGAACGAATACATATCTCCCATAGAAGATTATTTTGAACTTAGTCAACAGATGCTACCACAGTTGAACATGATATCACACGATGGGAGCATTAAAGAGTATGCTAGATATGAAGACGTAATGAAGGAATGGTTTCCTATCAGGAAGAAAATGTATGAATTAAGGTTGCATCGACAAATAATCTTGCTAACATTAAAAATAGAATTCCACAAGAATGAATTGCGATTCATTAGCATGGATGCCACGAAAGAAATTAATATAGACAAAGACTTCGAAGAAGAAGAAAGAGAAAAGATATTGCGAGAAAATAACTTCGTAAAATTCAACAAAAGAACTCTGTTCCAACCGCAATATATTAAGGTAGATGAATTGGAATATTCCATCAAAAACGTAGGATCTTCTTATTCATACATAGATGAAATTACCATACGTATGAAATCTAAAAAAGCAGTTGCTGCTCTGGAAGAAAAAATAAAGTCTTTGAAAGATGAGTTAACCGTTTTGAAAAACACTACATGGAAAGATGTTTGGATAGACGAAATAGGCAAAATAGTAAAAGTCATAGAAGAAGGTCATAGAACTAAATGGCTCTTTGGAGAAAAACAACATGTATATCAGAAAGCGAAATAATCATTTCCTTGGTACGTATTGTCTTTTTTTACTACCTTTTTTGTAGACAGCCTTGTATATTATTTTTCCATCTTTCTTTTTGATGTATCTACCATGCAATTTTCCATCATCATACCAACAAATGTGTATGATGTCGTCAATGACAAAACTAGCCGGTCCATGTGGTATCCATTCATCCCTAGATACATAACCTTCATTTCCATCCCATTTATAGGTAGCAAGATTGGCTTCGTGTTCTATATATCCCAATACTTCTTCTTTGTATGCACCAAATCTATTGATATTTTCATATGTATCATTAGAAGGAATGTATACAAATTGTATACAATCTCTCGGTCCATTATCCCAAGAAATAAAGTATTCTACACCGTTCTCTATTTCATCCCGCGATATGTTTAATCTGGCTTTTTCACCGTCAATTATGTATTCTCGGTGCCAATAGTCGGGCAACCCTGATAAGATTTCTAAGACGTTCATTTCCTTATACTTTGTAAACTGGTTTACAAAGAATACAAACAAGTTTACAAAGAATACGAAGAATGTAAATACATTTGTTAAGATCAATTTTTTATTTCTTTTTTTAAAAGTTGAAATATTCTGTAAATACATTTACAGAGGATATAATGGAAACAGTATCTGTCATTATAAAAGCGAAACGTCAGTATCCTGATGATGAACCTACTTGGGATAAAATAGGATTTTATCATGAAAATTGGAACATATTATTACATCTTCCATACAGTATTTTGGAACTAGAAAAAATAAAAAAATATGTGAAGAACCTAGGATATGTAATAAAAGATGTGCGTTCTGGTAGCGAAACTATAACTTTGATAGTAAGAAGAGAGGAGTGGATGACTAATATTTTAGTTAGACAACATGCTAGCCCAGGACATGGATATATAACATATTCCATCGATGAAAGGGATTATATATATGACAACTATATTACTGATCTCTCAGAACAAATCAAATCTTCTCTTTCCAAACAAATATATATCAACCCTGATCATACACTTTTTCAAGTTGGTACTCATAAGTATGCTTTCGTTTCCAAAAAATACCACGCTGCTTTATGTAATATATATTACTCTAGGAGCAGTATTGCAATACCTATATTTATCATAAGTGATTTTTCGCCAAAATATTTCATAAACATAGAATACATTGTGTATCAACTAAATATGTTAGGATATCGAGTTGAAAAAAAAGATATTACTTTCGAAGGCGAAACTATCAATGTTTCTCTTTCTCTTTCTCATTGAATTGCGATTCTAGATCTGAAAATATTTTTTCCAGATTTTTCACAGCATCGAAGAATATTTTTTCAGCATTAGGATGTCTGATATTTATTGTAATTGTTCTGATAGATGGATGTAACATAGTAGAATTTACAAGACCTATAGACGGATCTAAATCCAATATGGCTCTTTTTATTAAATCACTTATAGTATATGACTCCCCCTTTATCATTATTTCTGTCTTTTCGCCATCTGAATTTATTATTAAGTTAGCTGATTCAGATATTGTTTTCAATCTACCTACTATATTATCACAAACCATTCGCATCATAATAATAGGATCGATATTACCATTGGTTGTGAACTCCAAAAAGAATTCCCTTGGACAGCTTTTCATACTGCTACATATTTCGATTTTGAAATCTTCCAAAACCACAGAATACATTTGCAGCTTGTTACGCGTGCGCACATCTGTCATATTTTGGAACGATGAATCAGGAATTATTAATATATCCTTTTTATATAATTCGCTAGAATTACTTCCTGAAATTAGAGGATGTGATATCTTTTTCTTTTTCATGTAATCCACTAACTCTTCTCTCCTTACCATGCCACTTATGATATTGCCTCTTTCATTTAAGAAATGAACATCTACATAATCTCTAATCTGGTATTTAAAATCAGACGCAATAGAAAACTTTGAATGTTCCCATCCGTATCCCTCTGTTATTTTAATAGAAGGTATAGAAATAGTCCTACCTGGTAATATTTCTAATAATCTAAATGTCCCGGCAAATGGTAATTTGTTCAACCGTTTTCCTTCAATTTGCATAATTTTACTAGAATGGACAGGAGTATATTCTTGTTCTGAATCGTGGCAAGTAAAAAGTAGTGCGTATACAACGTCTAGAGGAATATCCTGATCTAATGGTATGAAGGCGATCCTATCAGCTAATTCACTTATTATTATTTCTTTGTCATTGGTAGAGATGTCAGAAACATTTACTTCAAAAGCTTTAATTTTTAGCTCTTCTAATACTACGCGTCTAAGTGCATTCGCTATTGCTACATTTGCACGGGTTAAGATGAAGTTAATTTTATGAGATTTTTTATCTGGAAGTAAGTCCAATATCTCTTTTTTGTTTTTTAACTTATCAAAGATTGGATTATCTAGATTATAATCTAGAGCCTTGATTGAAAGGTTTTTGATTTTCGGTTGCTCCATTATATATTATATCATTATATTTTCAATTTTAAATTTCATTACATTGATATATAAAATGAAAGAAAAACCAATTGTGAGAATTTATCTTAAAGAGGGTGCTAAAAGTACGAAAATATTGTTAAACCATATATGTAAATATATAGGAGATTTAGCCAAGGTAATGGTGTTGAAACCTATATATATCGACAAAAAAAATGTTGCCGCAGCACAAAAAATAGGAATAAGTCGCACCCCCACCTTGATATACAAAGATAAACATTACGTCAGTCTGGAAAAAATTGTGCAGGTGTTGACACCTCCCAAGAGAGCTAAATTAGGATTTGGTTTAAGTGCAAACAGCCCGGATGAATTGATTCATTCATATCATGATGGCATTATGAATGCTCAAGACAACGATGATGATGACGATGATCCCCGCATAAACAGAGACGAAGATATACGCAGAAAAATGGCCGCTTTCCAAAAAAAACGTCCTCAGATGAAGGGCGTCGGTGATGAAAAATATATAAAAGGCGGTAGAAAAGTGGTGGCCAAGAGCGTGAAATCTAAATTCAAGAGCGACTCAGAATTTAGGGAAGCTGCCGGTATCGACGAAATAAAAGCAACTCCAAGCAAAAAATATTATGACGATGAAGATGGTGATTCAATATTAGAAGAATATTACAACTCAGAAGCCGATAAAATGGGCAGGAAACCTAATCATAAACCTATCAGATGGTCCGGTTAATATTATTTAAAAGCTCGTAAGAATAAAATCATAAAATGAGTAAAGCAAAGAGACGTGATGAGCTGTTTAAAAACTGTGAAAAAAATATTGGAAGATTTGTAAATCATTTTCATTTGATTATTACTAGTGTTCATGGAAAGAACACAAAGAATGAAGATTTCATAGCTTTAAAAGATAAGTTTGAAGTTTTAAAAAATGCAAATCCTTCTTTCATAATAGAAAAAGCCGGACCATATATTTGGAAATATAAAGAACAGATAAGTGGCAATAATGTCGCGTTCTTTTTGAATAGCAATTTTGAAGATGATATTAAAGAAGCTCAAAATGAGAACTCGATAGCCGAAGTAAGCCCGTATGAAAATATCGTAATGTTGATGAATCAATTGAAACGAACATGGCATTCATTCATACCAGAAGAACAAAACACGATCATAAAGCATACCAGAGCTATGTTAAAATACTACGCTGGTTATCTGCAAGATAGAAAGATGATGAAAAACGAAGGTTTTGATTATTAAATTGTGAATTAAACATTAATTTTTTAATATACATCAACATGAGGAAAACCAAGGTTTCTACGGTCAAAAAGACCGTTAAGAACCAAGAAGTGATAGAAATGTTTAATAAAATGATGGGAAAATCGGAACCAGATGCTGAAGTGGTGATACCAAAATATGAAAAGATATATGAATTGACAAATGAAGTTTTGCAATTGTTACAAAAATTTGTTGCTTCTAAAGTTTGTGAGGTGTTGCAAACCTTATTCGACAGAGGTGTCGAACAAATTAAAAAATATGTCGAAGATGCATTTGAGAGTATAAAAAAAATGGAACTAGAACATAATGATGGTGTGTTAAGTGGAGAAGAATTACATGCTATTAATTCGGACCCTGAAAAATTACAAGCATTTTTCCAAAACATGAATTCCAGATACAAGATACCAGAGTTGGGGTCTAAATACAGTGCTTTGAAAGAACATCCAGTCGTCAAAGAAATGGTCATGATTGCGAGAAATCTGAAAAGTGTTTTGGTAGCGGAGCAGACGAGAACAAAATCGCCTAAAAATGATATTGAAGATAAGTCGTCTTTGAAAGATGATTTTATTCTGAATAGTGATGGCGACTATCTCACATTGTTTAATTTCACATCCCTCGATTTCAAACAAATTTGGATCTCGGACATATTGAACAGCGAGCATAAAAAATATATACTTTATGTATTACATCTGATCTACAGTAGAGTCATCAATATTGTCAAACTTCTCACTAGTCCTGATATAGATGTGGATAAATTTTCCGAAGCGATGATCGAAAACATAGATAGTATGAGAAAACATATCCCTAGATGTGATCAAGCTTTCGAAAAGATAAAATCATCTGTAGGCTTGCTTAAAGAAAATTTTGGCGATTATTATAAAGATTTTGTAACATCACAAACTGCTAATCCAGGCATAATTATAGAACATTTTGTGATAGATGTCGCAAAAAAGAACACAGCTGACTTGAAAGTTACAAGACAGTTTAAAGAAATTATTAAATTCTACAACAATCAGATTAGTGGAAAGAATGTATCAGATCCTAAATTACAAAATATGCTCAGCATGGTAAGCGAAAACATAAATATCTTAGAAGGAAAACTAGATAAAGCTTCAGCCAATCCAGAAACAGAGAAGAAGTGTAATTAATTTTACTATTCATTATTATCTTCTATATATACAATTCGCGGACAACGAATAAAATGAGTTCGATGGATCTTTTCCTAGCATTGATCATAGTGTTAATAGTGATTATATTTGTAAGTATGCCTATGTTCCACAAATATATTTATGGAGAAACTGGAAAAGAGTCTTTTTTAGATACAGATGACACTGATTACAGCGACTATGGTAATATTTCAGCATCTTGGGACATGGATAGTTTATTACAAAGAACTCCTAGAATTCCATTCAATAATAGTGATGAGATAGATAACTCTGACATAGTGGATCAAGTTATCTCTGGAGGTGATACAGTATTTCAACCTGCTCATGGTGTTGGCGTTAGCGCTACAACTAATGCTAGTATGAATTCATTTACTCTTGCCGGGCCTAGCGGTCTGCCTTATTTCGATGATATTTCAATTTATGACAGTCCTACTAATGGACAAATTAATATAGATGAAAAATTAGCTATATCGCAACAACATAGAGGATCTATAGCTCGAAAAGCAGTGGAAGGTCATGTTAGATCTACCAGAAATTTGTACCAAAAGTATTTCACTAATGAACTCAATGAAAACTCTAACCGTATTTGGTGGGATGATAGTTCTGAAGAAAATATGGAGACCGACTTTGGTACAGATATTGATCCGATGTAAAAAAACAAATTATCTTATTTTTTATTTCGAATATCTCTGCAATAAATCTTCAGTTTCGATAGAGCCGGTGTCGGGATAAGGGCAACGCTCCTTCCCGTAACATACGATATCGGGAAAAGCGAGGTACTTTTTTTCACTATTTTTGTATACATAAACATAGTACCCCTTGTGGAAAAGATGAAATTCCCATGTCTTGGATCCAAGATCATCAGATTTTATTAGCTCAAGCAACTGTTTCAGGCTATCAATTCGAATTTCCGGCTTTTCCCTTGCTTTCTCAGCATCTACCAACCTATTCCATAAAGCATTAGAAGTAAGCATAGCGTATAAACACAAACTATTTATTTGCTCATCTGTCGGATTCACGACGACTTGGTATTTATTTTTTCCACTGATGTACACATAGATATAATGTTTATTTTCGAAGGAAACAAAATCCCATATGGCCAATTGAGGAACTTCCCCATCCATCAAGTCTTGCATGTGTCTAGAGGTAGAGATGCTAATCAAGTTCATCTTTTGTTAATAGACAGAAAAAAGAAATCAATTTTTACGATAGATCTACGTCTCGTAATAATGGATATTGATTCTGTAATCTCCTACTTTAGCCAGAGGTTCCTGTCCTCTGCAAGCAAAATCTCGGTCAGTAATTAAACAGATAGATATTTTTAGATTGGGTTGGGATTTTGGAACATAACTGTAAATTTTATTGTCGCTTAATTTTTGTATTTTTCTCTTTGCTTTGTCAACATCAATAGTCCATTCTACTTTTTCGTCTATTTTGATATATCTAGGTATATCTGAAAATAATCCTATATACACGTATTCACTAGGTAAAATCATAGGAATATATAATTCTACCACTCGAGATTGTAAATGTAACTCCATCTTAACCGAAACAGCTTTTCCAAACCAAAATTCCTTCATAGTTTTAGTCGTGTTTCTCGCTCTCATCACCCGACGTTGGCTGAAATGCAGTGGTATATTCCATAGTATTGCTATCTGGGTGTGCGATATTATCTTGTCTTTCAGGTTCTTCGGTTTCTTCTAGTTCTTTTTCTTTTTTATTTTTCTTGCCCCTCAAGTTGATTAATTTTTTCTTTAATGTTTTTCGCTGTTCTTGTTTTTCTGGTTTTTCTGGTTTTTCTAGTTTAGGAGGAGCCAATGGATCAGGTAATAAAAATCTGGGCTTATTTTCATAAACACCTACATATCTTGCTTTCAATAAAGTCTCCACATCCCTTACTGTGGCTTTTCTACTTAAATGTAATTCGCGATCATATTGAAACGTAGAAATTATACCCTTCTCTTGATGTATGCTCACAGTGATTTTAACAAATTCATTATCTCTCGATTCAACTTCGCAATCGCAGATATCTGCGAGACATTTCCCGCTAGCGTCTCCCATTTTACTATTTATATTATAGAAAGAATAAAAAGAAAAAAATATATATTATACTTTCGAGGAACCGTTTCAAAAATGAACTCTAATACATCTGGTCGGCGAAAAATGTTCGCATCTCAAGGGGATATGCCCCCGGACACGATGATTCTTCATACTAACTTTCATTTAGTTTTAACTAGGGAATCTTTGACTAAAATTGCAAATAAAATCTCCAAAAAGACAGGTAAAAAAATGGATCTAAATGGGATGGATGCTTTAGTCAAATTTGTTTCTAGGCTCCCCGAGTCCAGGTTTTATAATAAGCAATATGATGAAGTTCACGAAATGATCGCTGATGATTTTATAAACCGACGTTCCAGCATGTTGAAACAGGTTCAAGAACAAGACTTCGATACTAAATTATCTGGAGTCGATAGAGATACTGATTCAGGAACTATATCTGATTATGAGAAAAAAGAGGTTTTTCAGTTTACTCCCGACGAAAATGCTTACAAATTTACTGCGCATCAAGATCGTCGGGGGAATAGTATAATTGATCAAGAAAGGGTTGTCGGAAAACGTAGTTCTCCAGATAATATACTTCCTTTGGATTCAGTAAAGAGCCAGTATATGGTTAACAATGAGATATATAAAGTGATGAAATTAATGAGTTCATTTATGGCTCCTGAATCAATAGAAAGTACTTTTTCTCGCATTCAATCTAATCTTACGAATTACAATAACATTAGTCTAGTTCATCAATTGGTCCAGTTTGATTCTCGTAATCGCTTACCAGCGACACCTAATCCGAATGATTATAAATGGAATGTGCATACATCAGGACAACCTGGTAAATTAGGTGATATTAGAATTTTAGATACTTTACAACAAGTAATACGACTAAAAATATTCCCTTTTTGGGCGCCAGTTAATCCTTCTATTGCAAATCCATATGCTAAAATTAGATTGCTAATACGTGAATTCATTGCTCAAAGTGTAACTGTTTCTGAATTCAATGATCCTAGTCAATCAGTGCCTACTCTAGAAAACTACCATTTCGAGTTCGAAGTAAGGGAAACTGTCGGCGATAGGATATATTTAGTACCAGCGCAAGATATTTACGATTTTCGTAAACCCATGGCTAGAGTGGAAACAATTACAACTAATTTTAGATCACCATTTGGTGAAGAAGTATTTGATCCAGATAGTGGGATATTCACTATAACGTATGGCAATCCGACGCTATTTACAATAACTAATCCTGCGGTACATTTATTGAATACAGGAGATCTAGTATATGTTTACAATTCCGACTCTGGCGATGAATTAATAGACGATGAGATTAATAACCCTCTAGGATATAATATAACTAAAATTAGCGCCACTCAATTTACTATACCAGTCGATAGTTCAGCGCTAGTAGGTAGTGAAACTAACATACATGTTTATTATGGGTCAAAAAGAGTTTTCTTCCAAATTGAGTTCTTGTGTTTAGAACAATAAGCAATTAAAAATTTTATACAAAATATTGTTTTTTTGTGAGTATAACACAATGTTAAATATTATATTGACATTAATTTTACTTATAATTGTAGCCACTATTTTACTTTTGTATTATTATGAACATCAAGGAATAACCGGTGCAAATGAAAGAGTTGAATTGCTGTCAGTGTTTGATGCCAAAGAATTTCAAAAATTCGTCTCGGAAATAATACAAATGGATAATTTAGCCCCAAAAATATTATTAGACGACATAAAATATGAAATAAAATATAAAGAAAATAAAAGAATATTTAAACCTTCTGTACATATTGGTCAAAGAAAATTGTTTGGTAACGAATTACAGTTCTTAACTAATCACTTATCATCTAAATTTGACGAAGCAATAGTGGTATATGCTGGAAGTAGTCCTTGCAATTCTCTGTATTTCATACGTGAATTATTCCCGAATGTAAAATTTTTATTAGTAGACCCTAATGAAACATTAATATACGTCAAACACAGGGTGTCTCATTACTCTAAGGATACCGGTGATATTATATACGCTCGATCATCTCACAGCAATAAGTATCTAGCCGGCACAGATAAAAAAATTACATATTATAACAACGGAATTCCGCTTAGAATTGATAGAAAAGACGCTACAGAAGGAATAGTATCCAAGAATTTCTTTAAATTTATGAAAGACACGAAGAAATACAAAATATTTGTAATAGAAGATTTATTTACTATAGGTCTTGCCAAATTGATTGCCAAGTGTTTAGGAAATGTTTATTTTTGGTCAGATATTAGGTCTAATTCAAAAAATATGTGTCCTACTGATTTAGATATAATTTGGAACTCTGCTCAACAATATAATTGGGTGAAAATTATGAAACCAAAAAGGTTCATGTTAAAATTTAGGATGCCATTTTTTAACTTAAGTCCATCAGAGTTAAAAAAAATAACGAAAAAAGAGCCTTATGCTTCTGATATCAAGGCGTGTAAGAATGATATAGATTTCGTAAAAAATTATCCCAAAAAAGAATTCATTTATATAAAAGGGGATATATACATACAGCCGTACGCGAATATAAGTTCTACCGAAACTAGACTAGTTGGAAAAATAAAGGATGGGTTATTAAAATATGATGTCAACAAATACGATAACAAATTTTTCTATTATAATTCAATAGAAAGAACTATTGGATTACACAAAAATGCGAATGCAGACGAATCTTTGGGATACGATTTTTGCGGTGATTGCAGTTTAGAAAACAGTATATTGGAAGAATACAAAAAAAAGATGGACAATAATTTCGATATTATCCAAGCTATTAAAAGGCTGCAAATTATAACTAATCGACCCCTATTAAACTGTGCACACGGAACTTTATTTGATAAAATGACCAGGGAAAAATACGAGGGACTTCGTCAAAAATTTGGATATCGTTGACAAATTGTTTTTAAAAAATTGATTATTTCCTTAAAAACATACATGGAGTTTAAAACAAAAATTTCCAAGGAAGAACGACAAGAAAGCGAAATAATAGTTCCGTTCTCACGCGTAATAGGGGAGAATGACAGAAAACTGACTTATAGATCCAGAAAATTCGAACAAAAAAAAGCATTACATTGGGGACAGAGGAAATTATTGATGTCAGAAATAGAATTTTTGACCAATTACGGGCATATTTGTAAAAGTAAAAAAGTATTATACATCGGCGCAGCTGATGGGTTTCACTTGCCATTTCTATGTGGATTGTTCCCGGAATATCATTTTATTCTGTACGATCCGGCCCAGTTCGACGCAGGTGTATTTTCAATCAGCAATGCTGAGGTTCATAATTGTATGTTCGAGGATGGAATGACTGACATATACGCAAAGGATGAGGTGTTGTTTATTTCCGACATCAGAACAGTACCAGCTCATTTGCGAGATAATAAAAAAAATTACTATGAAGAAAATGAGACTGATTACGATATCGAAGAAGATGTGAAAATAAATATGGAACAACAAAAAGAGTGGCATTTAAAATTAAAGCCTGCAGCTTCGTTAATGAAGTTTCGATTACCATATAAGCCAGGTAAAACAGAATATCTCAGTGGAGATTTGTATTACCAAGTATGGGCTCCATCCACCTCTACCGAATGCAGATTGTTAGTCGTAGGAAACGAAATGAAAATTTATGATCATAAAGATTTTGAATCCACTTTGTTCAGATTTAACGTATGCACTAGATTTCAAGAGTTCGAAACGCCAATCAGAGTGGGAAATTTCCCACATACTTACGATATCGCCGGAGAGTTAGTAATATTAGCAAATTACCTATCAGTGATAAACGGAACAGACCTTGACGAAATTCCAACATTTTTAGGAAGATTTGAAATAGAGCTAACTAAATTCTTCGGGAAATCTATTGAAAATAAAACGGGGGAGCATAGAAGAATGATAAACAAAATAGTAGAGCAAAAAATACGCGGTCGTAATATTAGGGAGCGGTCCGAAAATAATTCCAAGGAGAAAAATAGGTTTGAGAACAAAGGTCTATAGAAAAAGATAGCTGCTTGCAACACTATACATTTTTTCTTTATTTCAATTAAGTATTTGTGCGTTTTTTTTTGAGTCGATCTTGCGTCCTATATATTAAAAATAACCTACAGTTATTAACAATAATGGAGGATAAGATTTTCCTCACTGAGGAAGAATTGAAAGAATGTGAGATAGAAATACCTTTCACTCGTATACTTAGTAAGAACGATCGTAAATTACCTTATCGCTCTCGTAAGTTCGAATATAGAAAAGCTTTGTATTGGGAGCAAAGAAAACTCCTAATGTCAGAAATAGAGTTCCTGACAAAATATGGTGATAAAAATAAAAAAATTTTATACATAGGAGCTGCTCCTGGTTCACATTTGGGTATATTATGCCCAATGTTTCCAGACTATCATTTTATATTGTATGATCCTGTCCAATTCGATCCAGTTGTTGAAACAATAGAAAATGCTGAGATACATAATTGTTTATTCGAAGATGGATGCGCAGAACTTTACAAAAACCAAGATATTCTTTTTATTTCAGACATCTCAAAAGAAACTGATGGGCAAAAAGTTTACGATGATGTAGAAGAAGAATATATGATTAATCAACAGAAATGGCATTTGCTATTAAATCCCACCGCTTCTCTTCTTAAATTTCAGCTTCCATATGACGAGGGTATCACAGAATATTTGAAAGGCGATATATATTACCAAATATGGGCTCCCGCTACCTCCACAGAAAGTCGTATAGTTGTGGTAGGCAATGAAATGGATACTTATGATCACAAAGAATATGAGTCTATTATGTTTCGATTCAATATCTGTACTAGGTTCCAACCGTTCGAAACTCAAATTCGCGTCGGGGCTTTCCAACATAGTTATGACATAAAAGGAGAGCTAGAAATCTTGAGCAACTATTTATCGGCAAAAAAAGTAGAAAATATGTCCGAATCTTTATTAGAATTAGAGAACAAGTTGACAGATTTTTTCGGAAAATCTATAGATCAAAAATACGAAGATATTAAAAAACTTTTCAACAAAAGATTAGAAAAAGTTCTAAAGAATTCCTTGCCGAAACCAAAGCCAATACCAAAACCAGGACCTAGTACATTCAAACGATTTTCCCCGAGAGGAAGAGGGTGTGGAAAAAAAATATACCACAATAGATATAATTTATAATGCAAAACTAGGAACACCACTTCCTATATTTTCTTCCCTAATACTACGATCATATTTTTTTATATCGGATGAGTTAAGTATTATCATGACATCTCTGTCTTTGAAGTTGAAAATAAGTATTTCACTGCTCTCAATCTGTTTCTTGACTACTTCAATTAAATGCCTCATATTTTTTACTTTAACGTTGTTGATGCTATCCAAGATGAAATTACCGACAGGATAGCCTTCCGTAAATTTAGAAGCAAATATATCCGAAAGTATTATTACCTGTTCATCTTTCTCGAACTTTTTGCAATATTTCACCAATTCTACAAGATGACAAACGTATTCCTGATTATTATTCTTTTCTTTGATAAGAGGATAACTAATGGGAAGGAATACCATACCCATAAGAATAAAATAAGACAGAGAAGACTGATGCTCGAATCTTGGAACAGGGAAATAATTTTGCTCTATAGTGAATTTTACAGTTTTTTCTTTCTTCTTTCTCCACAAAGTCAATTCTATCGAGTCGCCTGGGTTTTTCAAATGAATATAATTATGATATAGTATAATTTCATCGGTACCTAAATTAGTGGTATTTCCGTATATAGATAGCAAATCAGACAAAAACATAGTACCATCGTTATTGATTTGTTTTCCATCTACATACATAATAACATCGCCTTGTTTGATGTATTTTGAAGACGCGTTATTATTTGACACGCCCGTTACTAAAATTCCTGTTTTGTCTTTGGGCAACTCGATATATTTTTGTAGAGTTTCGTTATCCAAAGATTGCGTGAACAATTCTAAATCACACAAACCAGCGAATTGCTGAGAATGTTCTATCTTCTTAGGTATTGATTGCAGAAAATACTCTACTATGATTGGAGGTATAATATATCCCATATTTTGCGTGGTACTATCATTTTCGCCAGCGAAGGAGACACCAACTATTTTTCCTGTTTTATCAACCACCGGCCCTCCCGAATTCCCAAAGTTGATAGCAGCATCAACTTGTATAGCTATAGCGGTCAATCCATTACTATGTTTTATTATTTGTATTCTACTAACCACTCCTTTTGTAACACTTATATTGAATCCACCCAGTGGATATCCATATACATAAATTTTATCTAGTTTATTTGGCATGTTCCCCAATTCTAGTGGCAACATATCACTCCAAAATTTTTCTATCTTTTTACCATTTTTATCACATACATCCAAAAGAGCTAAATCACATTCGTGTACAATCCATAATATTGTAGCTGCGAAAGTTTCAGAAAACCCTCTCCTTCTCAACACAACATCATTGGAATTTTTCACACAGTGAGCGTTAGTGAGGATATATTTTTTATCTTTCCACAAAATACAAAAACCGGAACCTGTTGATGAATACTTCCCGATAAAAGACCAAGGATAAGAATAACTAATATCGTAATGATCGGCTATAACTTGCACGACAGATCTTTCTATATTTTCCATTTTTCTTGCGTGCAAGATTTTCGCAAAGAATATATTATAGTTTTCTTATTTTATTTCTTAAAATTTCTTTTATTTCCGGTATGTTCTTGTCTTTCAATTCTTCATAATCGATTATGGTATCTTTGGCTACCATAAGATATTTGTCGGAAACTTCGTCTACTATATCTTTATACAGGTCAAGTAGAGTTGGTTGACTTAGTTCAAACTCTATTTCGTCCAATATTTTCCTTTCCAAAGAAACAAATTTCTTGAGACTAAATTTTTGGGAAACAAAATCTTCTAATTTGAGTGGTTTAATATCGATGTATTTACTAGCTAACACAATACAACACGTAGATATGGCAACTAGATTTGATTTGAGTTCTTCTAATTCCGACGCTCTCGCTCTTCCGGATATATATTGGTCAAAAAGATTTATAGATATAAATAAGGTCTGCGGGCTAATTTTATAATCCTTACAAATAGACTGTACATAATGAACATACACTTTCCTTAATGAAAAAGGTATTTTTATTTCGCCCCTTATCTTAAAATTTTGATAATATGTGATTTTATATTTTTGCAATTCGGAATTAATGCTTCTGTAATCGCCCCTGACATTGTCAAAGAATACATCATCTATGATATGTTCCAAGGTCGCTCTTTTATTGGGGTCTAAAACTAACATTGTTTGCACAATTCTTTTAAACGGGTCAAGAATTTCTTTTGTCTCTTCATCGCAAATTGTAGTAATATCGTACAACATAGGTAATTTATAATAACTATAAGTATTACATTTTTCCAATCTTATATTATCCAATCCTAATGTTGTCAAATCTTCCTCAGTAGTCGGAATTTGTTGTAATATGCTTTGTAATACACGGATTTCACTCTGTCCAGAGAATAGTTTACGTCCTGTTATAAATTCATACATTACACATCCGATAGACCACACATCTACGGCTTCTGTGTATTTTTCATTTTCGGAAACAAATAATTCAGGCGGCCTGTACGATAAAGTACAAATTTGATAACTATTATTATCCCTACAAAAAGGCAACATTCTTTTAGCTAATCCAAAATCACAAATCTTCACATTAGGAACTTCTTTGTTATTATCCCAAGATATTAAAATATTATCTAGCTTTAAATCTCTGTGCATAATGCCTAATTTATGCATATAAAGGCAGCTAGATATTATCTGGTAAAATATACGTTTTAGTTGTGTTATTTTTTCTTTCAAAGTTAATTTACACCCATATTCATCCATGTTCTCCCCTCCATGTTCCATAACAATACTAATCTCAGTATCGATCATATACAAATCGAGCATTTTAATAATGTTTGGATGATTGAGCATTCTCATCAAATTGATTTCTCGCAAAATTTGGTAAGGTATATCTTTTCCAGATAACTTAGTATACTTTTTCACTGCTACTAATCTTTTGTCCGGGCTAGTAGCTTGATAAACAGTACCAAACCTCCCTTGTCCAATCTGTACCACGTCTTTGTATTTTCTAGGCAATGACATCCTATATTATCATTAAATATTTTCATTTTTCGAAGGTTCTATATAATAATTCTACTTAGCGGGAATTTTTTCTTTTTTCCCTATAGCTTTGTAAATTTCCAAGTAATTTGGATGCTCTACTTCCACTTCTTCGTATCCGTTTAATTTTTCATTAAATTCATAAATATGAATGTCGTCCCCTTCCACAGAATACTTGTAATCTTTCTTACCATCGGTGGTTTTAACAATAACACTCTTGGCTTTAACCTTTTCTTCTTTTCTTTCTTCTTGACAGGCTGAAGGTGTTAACATATCTTTGTCTAAATTCTGCATAAATAACATTCTATCTGTTGGCTGACATACACGGCAGCGAATTTTATCTACTTCGTCATTTTGATTATTCCATAATGTGCAATCTATACTTGATTCTTGCATAACTCGTAAAAATTGGTTGATCAAATACCTGTTTTGCAGAGCTTTACTATACAACGTAACATCGGTAGTATCTTCCTGTTTTTTTCTATGTTCTAGGTTTTTGAAATGATCTTCATCTATATCCGCGACAGAACTTGCTAATGGATAATCAGACAAAAATAGGTATGGTTGCACCGTTCGATCTGATTCCGGTAAGTCCATATGACTACCTAATCTAACTCCACGGGCGAATATTTGTTCCATTCGAGCCCAGTGCCAATAACATTCAATTGCCAAAACTGCGCGCACATATTTAGTGTCCATACCTTCAGCACCAGTGGATGTAAATAATAGTATTGGGAGTATTTCGCCTCTGATATTTTCGGGAGATGTAAAAATTTTCAATAGTTCAGCTCTAATCTCAGTCTCTACTTCTCCGGATATAATACAATACGCTCCTTTGTTTTTGTTTTTGTTCTTAATTTCAGATAAAATATCATCCGTTTTTTTAATTTCTCTAACCCCATATCTTTCCATAGCTTTCCCGAGAACAGCTATACCCGAATCTAAAAACTGCGAATAAACTAATATCGGTCCAATAGCTTTACCGGATTTTTTGGGTTCTTCGTCTATTTTTTTGAATTCGTCCAACACACCTGGTTGTGTATGTCTACTTATCCTGATTAATATTTCTTTCATTTTCGGGGACCAAGCATCCAACCCATCTTCTGTTCCTATGTCGAATGTCTTTTCTGTTAGTTTTGTTATATCTTTTTGATATTTGAACCCACCCTTTTGATCTTGATAAAAATTAGAAGCATAAGGAGGATATAAAAAATTGCTAATCTGTCTAGATCGAACTCTGTACGAAGAAGAAACTCCCCCAGGTTTTTGTAGAGGTTTTTTGGCACTTTTAAATACCCCTCTTTTAGATTCATCTAGTTCTCTATCCCTGGCTGCTGCATATAATCCATATTGTTTGTTGGACATAGGTACTCTCACAACTTCTAAATCCAACAACTTTGGAAATAATTTACGAATATCTCCGCGAGAAGTACTATAATGACTAGTCAATCCCATTATGCGATTAGCGAATTTATCCGCATTTTTAATATTAGGCGGATTTTTATTGGGTTTGTCTGGATCTAATCCGGCTGGATCTTGTATAAAATATTTAATAAAATCTTCGTAATCTTCTCCGAATAGAGTATCTTCATGATACATTCTATCAAATTTACTCACCATTTTACCCGCCAACATATTATAACATATCGCTACCTCAAAAGGATCATTTATTATAGGGCTGCCAGACAGAAATAATAGTTTTATTCTACTGGCGTTCATTATCAGATTATACAATCCTATGGCATTTTTGGAACCATGAACTATGGAATTAAAGAAATTATGAGCTTCGTCTATAACAACAAAAGTATCATCAAGATTGCCTAGCTCCTTAATTTTTTGTAATTCTTTTTCAGACTCTTCGTCTAGCCATTCTCCCATAGTACTAATATCTTCCAAAGATTCAGGTTTATTAGCTCGATAAACTTGTTTCAACATATTCCCCGCATTTAGAGAGACGAATTTATACGCATTTTCTATATGTTTCAAGATATCTTCTTCAGAAGGGATTGGTTCGCCTTTTTTTTCGGCAGTTATAGTTAAATATTTCTTAATATTATCTCGCATATTGTTGTGTAGAGATTTAGAAGTTATTATCAACACTTTCATATTAGGGTATTGTTCTATTACACTTTCACAAGTACTGACGGCGAGTATAGATTTACCGGACCCCATCTCCTGGTAACCTAAAATACCCCGAACATGTGGATACTTCAAGAGATAATCATGTGCGATCCTTTGATGGTATTTTAAAGGATCGTCTTTTTCTTGTTTCAGATTATCCAGAAGATTATTAAGATCATATGAAAATGATGTATTATTCCTATTTCTTAATGTTTCCATTTATTTTTGCTCTTCGTAAACTTGTTTACGAAAAATAAGGAGATCGTAAGTATATTTACAAAAAAATATATAACAAGGCAAAAAATTAATTGAATTCTATTTCTAATTTTCCATCCATTTTCCTTCCCCATTTTGCCAACATGTCCGCATAGTTATTACCCCAACACTTCTTATGTGCCGCGACTTTGTACACATTGACCACGCCGTGATATCTTGCAATGTCGTAGAACCTCTCTACCTGTCTTTGGACTTGCACAGCTATCGAATCTTCTCCTTCGTCGCCTTTCCTACCTCCGCAGTCTATGCATTTCAGGGCGCTAGACCTTGTGTTTCTTTGAAATCGGGTTTGCCAATATACTTGTGCTTTGTGAGAATCACAATCGTGTTTTTCCAAGCATTCATCATAATGGCAATTGCAGAACCAGTTAGAACCATTGTTGAGAGCATCCAACCTATCCATGAAACACTGGGAATCAACGTGGAACTCCACTTGTACTCCAGGGTAATTTTTGTATACCCACTTCATTGTTTTCGCTGCCATTTTGGCCTCGGCGATGTTGATGTCGTCGATATCCTCGAATTTCGAAGAGAAAGTTGCCATAGCATTTTTACTGTCTCTGGAAATCCATTGAGGGATAAGACAAACAGCTCCACCTCCGGTCCCGAATCCTTTACGACGCAGGGCTGATCCATCTGTGAAGACAGCAATGGAAGCTCTAGAATCGCTTTCGGTCATGTACTCGTCTTCTTCAACGTTGCAAATGTTGACTTGGGTAATTTGGTTGGACATTTTGAATAATAATTGGGATACTATCCTAAAAAATAATCAATTTTTTGAGTATTTTTCTTAAGAAAGCTCCATATATTCTGATTCTTTTTTGTTGCAAAGATCCAATAAATAGTCGTGTAGGTCTTCGCATGGGTCATGAACTTCCGTACTTTCTCTGTTATAGGTACTGAAATAATTAGATAGCCAAGATCGGGCTGCTTCTCTCAATTCCTCTCGAAAGTGTTTTTCTTCGAAACTCTCTATAACCTGATCTACTATGTAATCTACTATAAATCTATTGCTAGATTCGTAGTCGTTCATTTTATATAAAATAGAAAAAATCAATTTTCAACTATAATATACAACAATGAAAACTGTTTTATTGTCTATTATTATAATTTTAATAATATTAATTATCTACCACCGTAAGGAAACTCTCGTAAGTCAAGATACTAGAACTTTTTACGAATTAACAGACGGTGAAAAAATACAAAGATTAATAGATGATTATTTCACGGGAGCAGAAGACAAAGAAAGCGGTCCTAATTCTAATAAAATAGCCAAGGATAATGCATATATAAATAGTCTGCCATTAGATGATAAGTCGTGTTCTGATCTATACGACGATTGCGGTAAATGGGCCGCTAATAATGAATGTATAATTAATCCAGAGTATATGTTATACAATTGCCCAAAAAGTTGCAAAGCCTGTGCACTAAATGCTCAACAAAAATACAATTTAGTAAAGATCCATAATACTAGAGAGCCTCCCAATTGTGTTTTTCATGAAGAAACGGTGCGTAGTTATCCAGCTCCAGAACGATACATACGTGAATTCGAAAATTATTACAATGGTAGCGTCCTTATATAACTTTATCTACTATTTCCTTTATTTCTCGTACTATTTCAGGTCTTTTCTTTGTGTTTTCACCACTATTCATGAAATAATTAAAAGTCTGTGCAGTAGCTATTTCAGCTGTATAACCGTCGTATATTAATCTCATACACGATCTTATCTTCTCTATATTATCGTTTTCCATCAAGCTAAATTTAGGGTTTTTCAAATGCATGCATTGTATCATAGATACCAAACTTAAGAAAATAAATTCTTTCATAGCGCCGGATTCTATCATTTCTTGTACACATCCTTCCGCTTCCTTTATATCAGAAACTCCCGAGAGATATTCCAAAAACGCATGCATTACCTTGGGATAGAATACTATTTCTGTAAAATTTTGAGTGGCCATTTATCCTTTTATCCTTTTATGTAAAAGGATGATATTTACAAAGAAATACGAAGTATACTTCTATTTATTTTGGTCTAAATAATAATTTGCGAGTTTCTATCATATCGACATCATTTGCTCGAACTCTATAGAACCAAGAAGGATCATGTCCTTCTAATCGCGACCTAATATATAATAAAGACCACACTCCACATTCTGTTTGGGAATTTTGTAATCTTCTTGGAGCAGATCTGACTATTTCGCAATATTTGTTATGGTCTTTTAGCATATTATGACAAGTTTCTTCCATCCAAATAGACACTTGATCCATTGGAGCATTACCAGAGCTATTAAAGTATTCTATTTTGTATGGATCATCTTTGGTACCCGCCGCATCTAGATCACCATATAGACAAAACCAATGTTTTCCCCTTCCGGTAGAAACATCCGTATTGAACACTACTCCAAAACATGTATATCCTTTTTGAACTAAATCAAATATATCCAAATCACTTAGTTCGGTTCTCATTTTCGCAAAATCAATCATCTGAAAAGGAATATGATAGAACTTCTTTTTGAATAATTTCTCGGAGTTTTCGCTCCATTGTTCCAAAGTAGAATCTATGTTATTATTATCTAATAGTGCAGTAGAATTAGCCGGTCCTTGTGGTTTATATTTTTTTCTCAATATTTTATCAGCGATACCAGATCCGACAAAATTTCTAAATTTACCTGATTTCCAAATATCGGATTCTGATTTAACATTTAGCATATTTTTGATAGTTTCTATCATTTCCGGAGTGCTCATACTAGGTAATCCTGGATTTTCTCGTCGCAAGAAATCCCTCAAATATTTAGAAGATTGATCAGCTTGTGATAAACAAGCACCATTATGAGATGGTAATGCACACTCATCATGATTCAATTTAAGTGGAACAGATCCTCCTGTTTTCATCTGTAAAATACTTTATGAAAATATGTGTATATACTCTCCAAATAAAACAATAAATCGCATTATTTTTTAAAATTAATACATCTTCATATATTTTCTCGATATTCGCTTTCTGCTCAGTAAATATTCTTCTTATTCCTGGAACTATTTTTCCCGCAAATTCTTTATCAAATAATTGCAGTATCCCAATGACAATATATTCTACTATGACTCTGAAATATTGTGCAAAATCACTCTTTTCTTCTTCTAGTGTTTTTCCTGGATCGAGCGAGATATCTAATTCGGGACATACTTCAGGAAAATGTTTTCTGACTAGATTGTGTATCAAATTCGTGTAATCTAGTTGATAATAAGTTATATCTTCACACAACTGAACTATAAAATCTTTACGACTTAATCCGGTAGATTTTGCTAAACTTTCTATCTTGCTAGGTTTGATAGAATAACCTCGAGATATGGAAATGATGATCGGAAAACATGCAGGGTCTCTATCGAAACGTCTACATTCTGATATCTTTCCTAGATGATCGTAAAGATCATTACTAACTAAAAAATCCTTATTACCAACAATTATGTACATACTTTAAAAATTGATAATACAACTATTTATATGATAAACGTATGTCTATCGAACTGCAAGATATCTTTATTTCATATCTCAATGCAACAGCCGACGTGGATACGCTTTTGATATATCGTTCTATTTGCCGTCGTTGGAACACTAAAATAGAAAAATGTTATAAATTGGAAGAAATCTTCTCTAGACGCAAAGCAATAAGAGAGATACTGAAGTACGACGAAAATATTTACGATGAAAATACTTACCCTCGTTACACATTGAGAAACAATATGGGATTAACAAAAAACGAATATAGAAAAATTAGATTCCCAGGGATAATAAGTGTAGCATCTGATTTCGATGATGAAGATGATTTTATGTTATTATCTACTCAGCTTTCGTCTTACATAGATACAAAAATCTTTTACAGTGAATATTCTCGCACACCATCTACAAAGATATCGCTATGCAGTCCGGAATTTTTGAAAAGAGTTTATAATGGACAACACCGATTATTACAAGATAAATTATGCAATTGTGAAGCGATTGATAAATTAGTATTCTTTAATCCAATATGCTACTCTAAACACTACAAAAAAAAGCCCAAAGATAAGCAATATATTAATTTGTTGTGTTATATTAATATAATAGGAATTACGCATGAAGGTATAGAATTATCAGAATGTGAAAGATACGCTCCATTATATATTTTTGATACGCTCGGGAATGAAAAAAATGCGGAACAAACTATTGAGAAACATATAACGGATAAAACTATTAGCATAAATGAAAACACAGAAGATTTGTCCGACATATTACAAAATAGCCAAACTATAGATAGCGCACTAGAAATAGTTTTAAATAACCATTATTATAATCTATAAAACTAGGAGTATAATTTCTTATATTTTTTTATTACCTTTCATATAATGGATGAATACAAGACCATAGGTAAGAATATTGAGGAACTATTACTTATTTGCAATTCTGTGCTACCAGAATTGAATGAGAAAATTCTTAGTAACGATTCTTTGAACATGAAGGACATTTTCAGGCTGTATTCAACATATTTAACTTCATTAAATCTGTTGGTTGGATATAGCACTAGTTGGAACTACAGCAGAAAAAAAACTAAGTTCGTAATCGGACGAAAATCAGAAAAATCCGCAGAATACTTAGAGAAAGTAAATAAGAAGTTTTCTACTATTTTGGTTAGTGTTTTGGAACAGTTCAGAGTCGTCCAAAACACATTAGAAGAATTTTCCAAATTGCTAGATCATATTAAAGAAAAAATATCGAAAGACGATATCAAAACATTAAAAGACATTTCAGTGTTTTTAGAAGATGAGATCAAAGATTTGGACAACGTCAAGTTGCCGAAAATTACTACTAACAAAACAGGTGGTAATGAAGAAATAGAAAAAATTCTTAAACAGATACCTAGAAATACTTACAAAGTCGCGATTGGGGGTAGTGATCCCATAAAATATATAGGAGGCGCTGAAGTCGCGTATAG